GTGTACGATGGGCTTCATTTATTTCCGGAACTTCGTCATTATAGAATTCATCATCTTCAAGCTCATCGACATTAACTGTCTGAGCCTTATAATTCTTATATGCCTCAAGTTTCTGTTCTTCGGTATAAGACGGGTCGTTTCTATGTAGATAGCTTATAAAAGAATCACCATTACTCATAATTATACCTTATTTATAGAAGTTATTTTTAAAATATAGAAAATTTTAAACCAACTTCGTCTTTACCTTATCAATTAATCCGATTTTCTTTGCTTCATTTGCCGACATAAAGTTGTCAAACGAAGTAAGTTCACGGAGTTCTTCAGTAGTCTTCCCAGTCTGTTTCTTAAATACACGATTCATGCTATCAGTCCAGTTCTGCAATTCCTTCTGGAGAATGCTAACGTCCTTAAGACGACCAGCAAAACCATCGGCGACAATACCAGCCTGATGAATCATGATACGAGAAGACGGGAATGCATAACGATGGCCAGGAGTTCCGTTTGCAAGAATGACAGAAGCCATACTAGAGCAAGAACCACAAGCAATCGTGTTAATAATAATACCTTTACGCTTCAATTCATCCATGACATCGATGAGAGCAAAACCAGCGTCACAATCTCCACCAGGAGAAGAGAGGTAAATGGTAACGGGATCCTTAACGTCGTCGTCATAAAACGAAAGACGTTGAATAGTACGAATAGCGATATTCCAATCAATCGCACCGGTAATCCAAATACAACGCTTGACTTCAAAGTAATTCTGACGCATTACTTCAAAATAACCACCCATTTCACCAAGAGGAATGGCTTGTTGTTCAGGTTCTTCAGGCTGACCTTCCGGAGGAACATCACCAGGATTTTCCGGTACAGGAGGCATTTGACCCGGATTCGGAGTAACCATAGGAGCAATAGGAGCTTCTACAGGCTTATTTTCAGTTTTCTTCTTTACGATGCGCTTTAAAGACATTTAAATATCCTTCATTATTTAAGTTAATTTCAATTTGCTTTCTGGATTTCGATTTTTCTTCAACATCGATTTCCGGGTCGAATCTAAGTTTGAATGGACCAGCAGACAATAACGGCTTTCCATATTGGATTACAGTATCATTGCCAGAATACAATACATACCTAAATCTTTTCGTGACATTGCGGAACTTAACGTTTATAAAGTTTTCATCTAGCGATAAAACAGTATATTCGTTTCCATCAATACCTTTATAAGTTTTTCCGACTTCAAATTTCATGTTACACCAATTTGTTCTTTTCAAGGAAAACACTAATCTTATGGTTAAAATCTTCGTTCTTCAAGAAAATGGCCTTAAGTTCTTCATCATTGTAATTGTCATAATTCTTTACAAAAACTTTCGCATAGTCCGTAAAGTTCTTATAGACATCTTCAAGAACAGACGCATAGACGGTCTTAACAAGATTCAGTGGTGTTACTTCCTTTTGGTTCATTCGAATATTCATTTACTAAATCCTTTAGTTTTTCACAGAATTCTGTGTCAGTTTCAAATTTGGGCAAAATAGAAATAACATAAACCATCCAGTCATTAAGATTCTTCGGATGAACGATGTTATCCGTAACCTGTTTTGACTGGTTGACCATTTCCTTCAATGTCTCAAGAGTCTTAGGATTACTAATAACCTTGAGATAATCTTTTTCCTTTCGGAATAAAGGCTGCATCTTTATTGGTTTATGTTTCTTCATGTTTTACTCGACGATTTCAAGTTCTTCGGGGTCTGTCATAGGTTCTGGACCATTTGACGGTTGAGTATTCTCGAGATACTTACCAGCATAAAGCACGGCAGTTTCGCCTTGAATAGTATCAACCATGTCCTTAATTCCAGCCATGAAAGCGGACTCATCAGATTCTTCAGTTTTTTCAATTTTTTCTTCGACATTGATATTCATCTTGTCGTAGGCTTCGAACACGGCCTTATTAATCTTGTCCGCAAGCGGCTTCTTAATAGGCTGGACGAAACAAAGCTCACGCTTGTTATTCACGTTCTTAGGGTAAATAACATATCGCTTGCCGTAATAGTCCATCAATGTAAGGCCGGTAAGCAAGAGTTCATGGTCAAGAATAACCTGGCACTTGCCGAGCTTACCATACTTCACATTATATGGATAAATTTTGACTTTTGTTACTTCCATATTATGGTAGATCCTTTCTGTACTCTTCAAGAGCTTCAATATCCTTAGAAACCTTCATCAGGTCAATTTCCTTAGCCACCGCTATGGAAATAATATCATTGAAGATACTCTGTACAGCCGGAACCGGTTCAACATCTGCGACCTTAATCATACGTTCTACAACTTCTGCAGGAGGAACCGGATGTTCGTTAGTTACATTGCCACTTCCGTCAACAAAATTCTTGAGGAAGTCATTGAGATAGAAAATTGCCTTACCGAGGTCCTGATACGGCGTAGCATGTTCAGGGTCAGTCTTGGTCTTATCGAGGTAACGCATGGAATATTTCCATACATTTGCGCAGTCACAATCAAGATAGCGAGTAATCGTAATAGTTTCAATACCAGATGCGTTATTACAATAATGACTAGGATGATTAACGGCCTGGTCAATTTTCTTAAGCTGTTCTTCAGTATGCATTGTCTTTTACCTAAATTATTTAAATGTTTCGTTTGTTTTCAATGCTTTTAATATATTTTCTTGTAATTCATGAGACTTCGCAGCATGTTCAGAAAGCTTCTTATCGAATTCGCGGTCCTCTTTGAGCTGCTTATTACGAGCAAGAGCCTGACTAATACGAATAGGAAGGAAAATTGCCATAAAATAACCGAATGCCATTGCAATATATGGTACAATGTCGGTCATAAAATACATTATTCCTTTCTTAAGTGTATCTCCAAACACACCAAATCCGCCTAAAACTAGGGTATAAACCAAGACCATAATAAGAGTACCGATAACCAGCCCCTTATTGGCCTTGATATTCACCCAAAAATTCTTAATTTTGGCAGAAACTTTAGACGTATTTTGATTAGATGTCTTCATTGTCTTCAAGAATTACTTCCACTGCAGAATCAGGAATCTGGTAATACTTCGTCTTAACATAAGCACCCTTATCATTCTTTGCAGCGATATTGAGTTCGATTGCTTTCAAATCTGTAAAAATAATACGGTCGCCGACAGATACGGTACACGGAATTCGAGAATCCGTAACTGCATTATACTTACCTGGGCCAACGGCAACAACTTCGCCATAAACAAGCTTACCCGAGCTATCAAGTTCCGGAATATAAATACCGCCTGCGGTCTTCGTATCGCCGCTACGGCGCTTTACAAGCACATAGTTATCGTTCATCTTCATAGTTAAATTTCCTTTTACTTAATTTCTTCGTTATCGTCAAGAATGCAGGTACATTCGTTTTCGGCAACCTTGACCAACTTGAGCTTACTGACATTTCCCTGTTCGTCCTTAACAGAAACAGTTACTTCAGTTGCGACACCCGGATTATAAATCACGCGGTCACCAACCTTGAGTTCAATCGGAGTAAGTTTCTTGGTAAACGGATTATACTTACCCGGTCCAAGTTTTACAACTGTACCGAGCGCCATAGGAATCGTTCCAATTCGGGGAATAAATAAGCCTCCGACAGTCATTTTGTCGAAAGGTTCCTCTTTTACGAGTACGTTATTTTCTGTAGTTTTCATCTCAGTTTCCTTAAATTTTAAATAGAAAATCTTTCTTAGTGTATTTTGTGCTCTTATCAATGCACGAATTATTTATTAAAAACGTGTCACCGATTTCGCAAATGGACTTTTTCTTATCCTGTCCAAAATGCCAGATCTTTCCATTTACATTTAAATTCATTTTCCGTGGGTCATAATAAGAAACAACGACGTCGGGAATAGATTCCGCAATTTTACGAAACCTATTAACTTCATCGTTGTACATCTCATTAATATCGGTGGTCCACCAATTCCATCGTTTAATATTAACACTGGGATCAATTCCAGTCGCTCCGCCAAAAACATGCTTATCAACCATAACTACTTGCCCATCTAACCTAATTGGCGAACAAAGTTTGCGCTGGAATGACCTCAGTGAATCTTTAACTTTTTCAAATTTCAAATCAAGCGGCATATCAGATTTCATATCACAACCACCATAAACATACAGCACATTTTTATAGTGCTGTCCAAGATAAACCAGAAAACGCCTAGTCATCTCGTAATCTTCCGATATGCCGCTTATACACAATACATCAGCAGGGAGAAATTCTTCATCAAGTAGTTTCTTAAAATCAGCAAACATATGCTTGCTGGGCTTAAGATTCAAATTATTGATGAAGAAACAATCCATACTTACTTAGTCCAGATAGTAATCCACTTTCCACCGATAAACTGTTCAATCTTGACAACCGAACGAAGACGCGGATTCTTATAGGATTCCATGAGTTCTTCAGTATAGCAGTCAGAAGTAAACGGTTCACCATACGGTGTACCAGTTTCGTCAACGTGATAACGAGTAATGCGCCACATTAGGCCATAACCTCCTGTTGAAGTGTTCGATATAATGCAACCATGTTACGGTCGAGTTCAGTACGCTTGTGCTTACCACGAAGAACCTTTTCAGCCATGAAACAAATAGTTGCTTCAGTCTGAGAAAGAGCTACGAGACTTGACACTGCATAACGGGTATGTTCCGGTGAACGGATTTCCATACCTTCGAGCTGAACACGGTTACGTGTTTGTTCATTGCCGGTTGTGACCACATAGGCCTTACCGGTCTTTCGATTCATTGCATAATTCATATTAATCTCCTCTATCAATTTTATCGATATTACAAATATAGTTAATCGCCTGTAAAAAATTTTTTAACATAGGAAAAAGATTTGAGTTTTCTTACAGGGTTGATACGGGAAGCAATATGAGCTCATTTTT